GGTTTATCTAAGTCCAAATTCTCCGATTGGTATAGGCCAGACATGGACAGATTTCCCTTCTGGAAGATCTTCATCAGTTCATTATAGAAACACAACAGACAAGCCCATTTTGGTAAATGTAGGTGAAACATCTAGTGGAACTGGCGCATTTTGGGTTTGGAACTCTCAATCGACCACGCCGACTGGAACAACGGGCGGGGTTCAAGTGGGCGGTACTGGTACATCAGGGGCGTTTAACAATTACGCTGGGGCAATAGTTCCAGTCGGAGGTTGGTATTATGTAACAGGTGGTACACCTTATATATGGGCTGAATTGAGGTAATAAGATGAAATCTTTTTTTGTACAAAGTGATGGGTCTTATTTTGTTGAAATATCTATCCCGTCAGAAAAGTTTTTAGAAAATCATCCAAGGCCAGAGGGTGCTATTGAGGTTGAGGTAAGGCCAGAAGAATATTACGATTACGTTAATGGTGCATGGGTCGAAAATGCAGATAGAAAAGTAAGTGTTCTTTCAGATCGCGCAAGGGTGGAAAGAAATGGAAAGCTTGTTTCTGAGGTAGATCCCATAGCTTCAAACAATCTCAGGTGGACAGAATTGACGTCTGAAAAGCAAGCAGAATGGACGCAATATCGAATAGACCTTTTGAATGTTCCCGAGCAATCTGGATTTCCAACTAGCATTTCTTGGCCCTCAAAGCCCGATTGATGTAAAACGCTTTATATGATACGTTCCCAGTATCGCCAAAAAGGAGACTTATGATATGGCTACTTTAAACAACAGGGTCTTTGATAATGGCCTTACGACTTTAGACACCGAAGCAAATAAAGTTCTTGTTACCTCACAGGAAGCTTCAACCTATGCAGAGGCAAATTCTACCTTTGCGCTAGGAAATTCAACCAGCCTTTCAATCGGCGCACCTGCGGATCGAAGCGGTGGCGGGCGTAAGGTTGCGGTGGCATCTATTACAGACGGCTCAATAACCGCGACAGGCACGGCAACGCATTATGCGCTTGTAGATACCAACAATAGTCGTTTGCTTGCTACGGGCGCTCTTACGGCTTCTCAGGCTGTTACATCTGGAAACACATTTACCCTTGCGACTTTTGACATAGGTATCCCAGACCCTGCATAAGTAATTTCAATTAGGGGGCTGCTATGGCTTTAGTATTTGCGGATCGCGTCAAGGAAACCACAACCACAACCAGCACAAGCGATTATGCGCTTGCGGGGGCGGTAAATGGGTTCCAAACCTTTGCAGCTATAGGGAATGGAAACACAACCTATTACGTCTGCACGGATGATAGTGATTTTGAGATTGGCATCGGAACCTACTCAACAACGGGGCCGACACTAGCGCGAACAACTATCATAGCGTCAACTAATTCTGGAAATGCTGTAAATTGGGGGGCGGGATCAAAGAATATCTTCGTTTCAGAACCCGCCTCTAAAGCTTTCATTGCTGATGCAAGCGGTAATTTAAATATACCAGACAATAAAAAGATTAACCTTGGTAATGGGTCTGACCTACAGATTTATCATGATGGGTCGAATAGTTACATTAGTGACCAAGGCACTGGCAATTTAAGAATTGCGGCCTCTGATCGTGTTCAGTTTTACAATTCTGCAACAGATGAAGTTACAGCACAATTTATTGCAAATGGTGAGGTTGAGCTTAGATACAACAATGCAACCAAACTCGCCACCACCAGCACAGGCATCAGTGTAACAGGAAATATTGCGGCAAGCGGAACCGTTGACGGTCGTGATGTTGCAGCGGATGGCACGAAGCTAGACGGCATTGAAGCAAGCGCGGATGTAACGGATGCGGCAAACGTAAAGACCGCACTCACGGCCTTCTCTACGGGAACTGACGCATCATCTACGGATCTCATACCAATCTATGATGTAAGCGCGAGCGCATGGGAAAAGCAAACCGTTGCGAATGTTGCGCTCCAAGGGCCGCAGGGATCAACGGGTCCTACAGGGCCGCAGGGTTCTAAGGGGCAAAAGGGTGAAGTCGGCGCGGCAGGTTCTAACGGAGCTAAAGGCCAGAAGGGCGAAATTGGCGCTACAGGCCAAACAGGCCCGACAGGCCCAACTGGAGCAAAAGGCCAGAAAGGCGAAATCGGCAATACTGGACCTACGGGTAGCACTGGTCCTACTGGATCGACAGGAGCTAAAGGCCAAAAAGGCGAAGTCGGAGCCACAGGTCCATCAGGTTCAAATGGCTCTAATGGCGCTAAAGGTCAGAAGGGTGAAGTAGGAAACACAGGACCGACGGGCAGCATAGGACCGATTGGACCAAACGGACAAAAAGGACAAAAGGGCGAAGTCGGGGCTACAGGACCAACTGGGCAAACAGGATCAACTGGCGGTACTGGAAGCACAGGGGCTAAGGGTCAAAAAGGCGAAGTCGGAAACACAGGCCCGCAAGGGCAAAAAGGACAGAAAGGCCAAACTGGAAATACTGGGTCTACAGGCCCAACAGGCCCGACGGGGGCCAAAGGACAAAAAGGCGAGGTTGGCAACACAGGACCGACAGGAGCCACAGGCCCAGCTGGCGCTAAGGGCCAAAAGGGCCAAAAGGGCCAGACTGGCAACACAGGACCAACAGGCGCCTCAGGCCCGCAAGGGCAAAAAGGACAGAAAGGTCAAACTGGGAACACCGGACCCACAGGCGGCGGCGGGTCTACTGGGCAAAAAGGGCAAAAAGGACAAACTGGCCCAACTGGTCCGACAGGCCCAACAGGTGGGGGCGGATCAACAGGAGCTAAGGGCCAGAAGGGGCAAAAAGGACAGACTGGATCAGGCGGCAGCACAGGACCAACTGGCCCGACAGGCCCAACTGGACCTACTGGCCCAGCGGGTCCAAATAACATAAATGATATATATCTTGCTAATGCCATATACCATACGGGTGACACTGACACCTACATGCAGTTTCACGCTGCAAACCAGTGGCGGGTAGTAGCTGGTAATAATGAGAGCCTAGAGGTTCGCAGCGGTGTTGTTAATGTCGATATGCTTGAAATACAAGGAACTGACGTAATAAGCTCAAGTCGGCAATTACAGAACATTGCTTCTTTAGACAGCACAACGTCAGCGACTATTGGGCTTGCTTTAGGGTTTTTAACGGTTGATGTGTTGGTTGTAGCTGGCGGCGGTGCAGGAGGGATTAACAGATCTGGCGGCGGTGGCGCTGGTGGCGCTCTTGAAATAAACGGTGCGTTAGCATCAGGATCATCCGCTATAGTTATTGGTGGTGGTGGAGCATCCTCTGGTTCTGTATCAAGCGGAACTAATAGTTCTGCGGGCGCTCTAGGCACTGCAACTGGTGGAGGTAGAGGCGCTACTCTTGGAACCCCTGCGGGTCAGGCTTTATCTGGTGGATCAGGCGGCGGCGGTGCTGCGCATGGCTCATATAGTAGTGGTGCATCTGGTACATCTGGGCAAGGTAACTCAGGAGGAAATGGCTCTACAGCTGCTGGCGGTGGTGGCGGCAAAAGTAGCTCTGGCAGCAATGGGTCGGGCAATAATGGCGGTGCTGGTGGCTCAGGTTTTGTCTGGAATGGCTTTATAACCGTAGCTGGCGGCGGCGGTGGCGGCCAAAATGGTAACAGTGGCGGTGGTGGTGCTGGTGGCTCTGGTGGTGGTGGCACAGGGGCTAGAGGCTATGTTGTTGCTGCAACTGGGGGATCTGCAAACACTGGCGGCGGCGGCGGTGGTGGGTCTGGTCAAATCGGTGTTGCAACTGGTTTTGGTGCTGGTGGTGGTTCTGGGGTTGTTGTTATCAGATATGCTGGCGGTACTGCTGCAACAGGCGGCACTATAACTTCATCTGGTGGCTACACATATCATAAGTTTACGTCCTCTGGCACTTTCACGGTAAGTTAGTAGGAAAATAAAATGGGTCATTATGCAAAAGTATTAGATGGAACAGTAACAAATGTTATCGTAGCTAAAGCAGATTTTTTTGACACCTTTGTCGATACATCTGCGGGTGATTGGGTAAAGTGTTCATATAATACTAGGGGCGGCGTTCATTACGAACCTAACAGCAACAACCCATCCTCTGACCAGACAAAGGCTTTGCGAAAAAACTTTGCTGGTGTTGGCTGGAAATATGATGGCGTAGGATTTTACGAGCCACAGCCATACCATAGCTGGACACTCAATTCAGACACATATCTTTGGGAGCCGCCCATTCCAGTTCCAGTCGTGGAAGATACCCTTTTTGATTGGGATGAGAATGCTTATCAGGCCGACAATTCTACTGGATGGGTAGCTTATTAAAAAGGAAATATAATGACCCGTCAAAATTGGCAGATGTGGTCGGGCGGTTTGTCAGATCAAGATATATCTCTAATATTTTCAGAGGCCGCAAAGCTTGATACGCAAGCGGCAACAACTTTTGATAATTCAGACGCAAGTGTTCGATCAAGCGATGTCGCGTGGCTTAGTGGGAATGAGGCCGTTCAGAATATTCTTTGGAAATATGTAAAGGCTGCAAACGATAACGCTTTTTATTGCCAAGTAGAAAATATATGCGACATTCAGTTTACAGAATATCATGCCAATAAGGGCGGTCATTACGATTGGCACATAGATGTGCACTGGAATGGTGACGATTTGAGGGATAGGAAGTTGAGCGTTACAGTGCAGCTTTCAGACCCAAGTGAATATGAGGGTGGGGGCTTTGAGTTTGCGGAATGTCAAACGCCAGACGCTTCTTCCCGCCTCAAGGGAACTGTTCTAGTTTTCCCTAGCTATTTGCAGCACAGGGTGTTGCCAATAACAAGCGGCACAAGAAAAAGTCTTGTTGCTTGGTTTGAAGGCCCAAGGTGGCAATAGTCTATCAAATCTCTCTGCATGGCGATGCTTTCGACGCAAGGGGGAAGGATTGGGCGCAAATAATAGCAGAGAGCGATTGTAAGCCCGATAGAGCATGGGTTGATCCACTTCTAGGTCGAGGGTTGCTTAAAACTGAATTTGGCTGCTCAGTGAGCCATTTTCGTGTGTGGCAAAAGATTGCCGCTTCTGGTGTTGCGGGGATCGTGCTTGAGGAAGATGTGGTTTTTTCTTCTTTTGATGTCGCGGAGATTGAAGGGTTTTTAAAGTCTCATGATAGCGTTTGGCTAGGCCATAGGGAAAACAGCCTTGGATATTGGTATAACGCTCACGCTTATGCCATAACTCCAAAGACCGCCGCCATGTTATGCGAGGGGTTCGCTGAAAATATTATTCCCGCCGATGAGTGGTTGCCCTTGAAGCTTAAAAATTCTTTTAACTATTTTTATAAGCCAGAACTTGTTAAGCAAATACCACGGTCAGTGAGGCCAAGTGAAATTGAAGGTGGATCAATGCAAACTCATATTATTACTGTTGGAACGGATGAAAATAAAATGTGGGGTCTTGAGCAATCAGCCAAGCGCCACGGTATAACGTATTTAAATCTAGGACAGGGCGTCGAATGGGGCGGCGGCACGATGGAAGGGCAGGGCGGGGGTCATAAGATAAACCTTGTTCGCAGCCATATTCAAACCTTACCTGATGCAGATACGGTTCTTTTCGTTGATGGGTACGATGTTTTATTTACAGATAACATTCATTCGATCAAAGAGCGTTTTGATGGGTTTGATTGCGATATTTTATTTGCAGCGGAAAAATCTTGCTGGCCTGAGCCGACAATAGCCCCTCAGTTTCCTATGACGCCTACGCCATATAAATATCTCAACAGCGGTGTTTATATGGGAAAGGTAGCACGGCTCAATCACTTCTTTAGCGAGACCATAGCAAATGACCAAGACGATCAGCTATGGATGCAGAAGCGGTTTCTTGGGGCTAATGGCTTAAACGTAAAACTTGACCATGAGGGATATATCTTTCAGTGCGATGATGAGGTCAGCTATGACGGTCAGCAAATATCTAACGGCATGTGTTGCCCCTGCATATATCACGGAAATGGCGGCGATGATGCAAAGGCTAGGTTCAATTCGTTAGCTGATAAGTTTGGATATATTCAAAACGCTATTGAAAGCCCGCCAGTAAATTCTTTGAGTTATGATGAGGTCGCAAAAGATATTCTTGTCGTTCCTTTTTTGTCAGAGGCGCAATGCAGAGAAATCATTGCAAAATCTGAGGCACTAGGTGGATGGGGCCAAATGGCGGGAGATAAGTTCCCCGCGCAAGAGATTAGGGCCGACAAGCTTGGGATATGGGGAGAGCTTGAGGCGGCGTGGAAAGATCGCTTTGGAAAGATCGCAGAAAGCAAATGGACACCAATGGAACACATAGGTTTGCGCGATGCTTTTACGATGCGTTATGCGATGGATACGCAAACCAGCCTTGGATTTCATACTGATGCGTCTTTGGTTACTGGAAGTGTAAAGCTTAATGAAGATTATGAGGGTGCGGAATTAGTATTCCCACATCAGAATTTTTCAAATATCAATGTTCCCTTGGGGCATTGCATCTTGTTTCCAAGCGCAGTTACGCACGGGCATAAGGTCAATCCGTTAAAGTCTGGTGTTAAATATTCTTTGACGATGTGGACAAGTCGGTATCAGGGTGACGTAAACATCTAAATTTGATATGGTGCGGGAAATAGAGGTTTGCCATGAACGCTTTAAATCCATTTAGTACACATCCATTTTCCGCAGATACGCATTTGTATGTTTTGAGCGGTCAAGCAATTACAACCGCCGCGCCTAGCGTTGCGACAACGGCTATTTCTCAAAATCATGCTCTAGGTGCTAATGATGTTACAACGGGTGCGCCTGTTCTTGGTTCGGCATTAATCGCTGGAAATCAAATTCTTCAACCGCAAGATATAACTGCGGGCGCTCCTGACGTTCCAACGGCGAACATGGCAGAGGATGAAACCTTTGACACTGCAAATCTGTTTACGGGTGCGCCGATTGTTCCTCATATTGCTCTTGTTCAAGAGCATATTCTTAGCTCAACGGCTATAACAACTGGCGCGGTTTCTATAGGCCAGCCAGCCCTTATACCTACAGTGCCTCTTTCAACTAGCGATGTTACAACGGGTGCGCCTACGGTTGGAAATACAACCATAAATCAAGATCATGTTATTGCGCCTCAAACAATAAGCACGGGGGCCGTGTCGGTTGCCTCTGCATCTATCTCGCAAGTGCATGTTTTGGAGGGTAATGATTTAGACGCGGGTGCGCCAGACGTAGGAACCGCAGGCATAACTCAAGTTCATATCTTGAGCGGAACTGGATTTGATGCGGGTGCGCCTAGCGTTGGCTCTACGGAGATAGATCAAGATCATTTAATAACAGCAAGCCCCATAACTACGGGAGCAGCGACTGTTGCGAATACGGTCATAAATCAAAAGCATGTCCTAGCTACGGCAGATGTTTCGACGGGATCGCCCGTTGTTGATAATTGCACAATGTCAGAGGAAGAAAGCTTTGACGCGCCCAACCTTGATACTGGTTCTCCTGTTCTTGGAACCGCTACGATAGCTCAGGATCATCAGTTGCTTGGCGCGGATCTAACATCAGGAAGTCCAGACCTTGGAACTGCATTAATAAATCAGACGCATGTCCTTGTCGGGGAAGGCTTTAGTGCGGGCAATCCTACGCTTGGAACGGCGGCTATTTCTCAGAACCATGTTATAACCCCACAGGGCTTTTCGACAGATCCCGTTGACGTTGGATCTCCGCTTATCGAGCAAGTTCATATCCTTGCAACTGCAGACGTCACAACGGGCGCTCCTAGCGTTCCAGATACAGCCATTACACAAGATCATATCTTCACAACGCCAGATATAACAACGGGCGCTCCCGTCATTGATAGCGGGGTTCTTAATCAAACGCATATTCTAGGCGGGCAAGAAATAACCACAGGATCGCCTAGCGTCCCTCAGATTGATCCAAACTTTATTTACGGGTTTACTACTGTAAATATATCAACAGGCGTTCCCAGTGTTCCAAGCACGGCCTTTGGGCAAGTGCATATTCTAACTCCAAACAACATTACAACGGGCGCTCCGATTATACCTGATCTTTTGTTTGATGCGGGCATAGGTAGATACGCAGATGAAAGAGATAGTGAAAATATTGTCATTGAGGCGCTTTCGCAGAACGTTGTGATAGAAACAGGATCGAAAAATTCAGCTATTGTTTTGCAGGTCAACGAGATTAACGAAGCTGCTTAACTTATACAATTTTTTCGTGTAGAGTGCGGCTAGAAACTAATGGACGCAGCGAATGGCTTTTTACATTAAGCAAAACGATACAGCACCGATTATTCTTGTAACCCTCAAAGATGGTAACGATGTTGCGGTGGATCTTACTGGCGCGACCGCCGTTTTTAAGATGCGGCCCGTTGGGCAAACTACAGTAAAAACAAGCGCCGCCGCGATTATTCATAACGCCGATAATGGTCAAGTTCGATATGAATGGTTGGCGGCTGATACGGATACAATAGGATCTTATGAGGCTGAGTTCCAAATAACCTTTACCGATGGAAAGATTGAAACATTCCCCAATTCTGATTTTATCAGGATAACAGTAACGGATGATATATCATGAGTGGATTAGTCGTAGAAACCCAGCCCGCAAGAGAGCCGCTTACTGTTATTGAAACGCGTGATAGCTTGAGGCTCGACGATGATGTAGATGAAACCCTTGTGATGAGCCTTATCATTGCGGCGCGGGAGTGGGCTGAAAATTACACAGGGCGAGCGCTCATAACTCGCACCATGCAGCAATGGATGGATGGGTTCGTTCCTGTTGATATGCCGTTGTGGGAAGGCTGGAAAACTGGTCCCGACATTGTCAATTATCAAAATCACATTGAGTTAGCCTTAGCCCCTGCAATCGCTGTTTCAGATATTAAATACTACAATGATGGGAGTTATGAAGATTTAGAATATGCCGTTACTGTGGCGGGTGGTGTTTTCGTTATTGATGGGGCTTCTCAGCCCACTTTAACCCTCAAGCGTGGTTCTACATATAGGTTCAAACAAGATGATAGCAGCAACGGAAGTCATCCTTTGCGGCTATCTACTACGGCAAATGGAACCCACGGAGGCGGCTCAGAATATACCACTGGTGTTACAACTAGCGGAACTGCGGGAAGTTCTGGTGCTTACATTGAGATAACTGTTGATGCCTCTGCGCCTGATGCGCTTTACTATTATTGTTCAAATCACAGCAATATGGGCGGGTCTTTTACCATAACAGATCAAGATACAGAGACCGTTTGGCCCGCAAAGAATTATTATGTTGATACGATCAGGGAGCCAGCCCGTGTTATTCTCAGGGATGGTGGTTCATATCCCACAGAATTGCGAGGCGCTAATGCATTAAAGATAACTTACACGGCGGGATATGGCGCAACCACTCAAAGCGTCCCAGAGCCTATTAGGATTGCTATGATGCAGTATTGTGCTTTTATGTATGAGCATCGCGGAGACTTTGAAAGGTTCCCCCCTCCGCAGCCTCCTAAGCTCCTAACGCAGCTTTTGCAGCCATATCAAATAATGCGTTTCACTTCGACGCCATATAAGGGAATGGTCAGGGCAGGGATCGGCTAAATGTCTATCGGAGATATGCGAAATAGGCTTGAGTTACAAGCCGCAACAAGAACCTCAGATCAGGGCGGTGGATCTTCTATTGCTTGGACGAAGGTGGCTACTATTTTTGCAAGCATAACTCCGCAATCTTCTAATGAGGCGGTTTTTGCAGATAAGCTAAGGGACGTTCTTAGAAGCACGGTGCGTGTTCGATACAGAACAGATTTAACAACTGCCAATCGCTTGGTTCAAACATATCGCCGCAACGGCGTTCAAACCACAAGAACCTTCACGATCAATGGTGTTTTGAACGTGGACAATAGGTTTAAGTTTCTTGATCTTGATTGTGAGGAAGGTGTGGCCTCATGACAAGCATTAAGACAAGGGTAACGAGAGCTCCAAAATATGCTAAGGTCGAGGCTAAATATGCTTCTGTTGTTAAAAACATTATAGCGTCTGGCGTCCAAGATACCATGAACACTGCGAAAACAAGCATACAGCAACACCAAAGCAAGGGTAGAACTTATGGTAAGCACACCGCCTCCGTTGCTGGTAATCCTCCAAACTCTGATACTGGATTTCTCGCAAACAACATTTTTATGGTTTTAGATGCGGATAAATTTGGCGGCGCTGTTGAAAGTCGTGCAGATTACTCTGGCTTCCTTGAGTTTGGCACAAGCAAGATGGGCGCTAGGCCATATCTTCAACCAGCGCTTGAGGAAAATAGGCCAAAGATCAGAAGAATGTTTGCACGTTTGCGGTCAAGGGGCGTTTAAATGGCGTTACACTCATGGAACCTACAAAAAGCGATATACGCAAAGCTAAACGATGCAACCATATCTGGGGCCACCGTTGCAGACGTACCAGTATATGATGATATTCCAGAGGGAACTTCTGCGCCATATATCAATATTGGAGAAGAAACCGCCATCAATGATGGCACGAAAACCGTGGATGCGGTGGAGCATACACTAACCATTCATGTTTGGTCTGAATATCGGGGCAGATATGAAATAAAGCATATTATGGAACAGGTCTACCAAAACCTTCATAATGCTGCTATAACTGTGTCAGGTGCTTCACTGGTAAACATACGGCAAGAGTTCGCCACAACCCTTGAAGAACCTGATGGAATAACGCGGCATGGGGTCATGAGATTTCGCGCCATTGTGTTTGATAACTAAGGAGAAAGAACATGGCGGCACAAAAAGGCTCCGCAATGCTACTGAAGATTGATATTAGCGGCACGGCAACAACTATTGCTGGGTTGCGTTCAACTTCAATTTCAATGAACGATGAAGCGGTTGATGTAACAACCAAAGATAGCTCTGGCTTGAGACAGCTTTTGGGGGGCGGCGGCGTCCAGTCATTTAGCGTTTCTGGATCAGGTGTGTTTACAGATGATGCCTCGGAGATAGCTCTCCGCGCTGCTTTTGATACCCAAAGAACACAGGGAACATTTACTGATTTTGATATTTTCATTCCAAACTTCGGAACATTCGCGGGGCCAATGATGATAGCCTCGATTGAATATGCGGGTGAATATAACGGCGAAGTCACATATTCAGTAACCCTTGAGAGCGCTGGAACCTTCGCGTTTACGGCTCTGTAAGAATGAGTTGGCTCAGTGTTGAAATAGAGGTTGATGGCTCAACCATTTCTGGCTGGGCCAAATCAAATTCTCAAAACGAATTTGCAGTAGCTTTCTCCTGTGGCCTTGAGGTGGGTGGACATTTCAAGGCTGGGGGGAAATCATATATTGCAGAAACCGTGACCGATGTATTGGATCGCGGAGAACAACTTCTAATAGGTGGAAAGGAAGTGAAACATGACAAACCCAAATCGCGGGGAAATGCTCATAACGCTGGGCGAAAAAACTTGGAACTCAAGGGTGACAATGGACGGGCTGGCGAGGATTGAGGCATTTTGTGGATACGGAATTATCAAAATTCTAGGAAAGCTCACTGAGGGCGATCTTACCACAACAGAAATTTGCGGCATAATTCATCCGATTGTGAAGGGTGGCGGCAATGATGTCTCCATGAAGGATATTCAGAGGGCGGTCTGGGATGCTGGGCTGGCTGATGCAATGCGGGTTTGTGGTGAGGTATTAGCCTCTGCCCTTAACGCGGGGCAAGACGAGGGAAACGAAGCAACGGCGGGAGCAGCGTAGAGAATTTTCCTTGGGCTGATTTCATGCAAATCGGTCTGGGAAAAATGCAGATGAGGCCAGATGATTTTTGGAACATGAGCCTTGTTGAGTTCTATGCTGCTTTAGAAGGTTTTGCAGAGTTCAATTCTGGGGGAGCGCCGCCGCCCCTTCATAGGAATGAGCTAGAGGACTTAATGGAAAGGTATC